TTTTGTGATGTCTGTTGTGTATGTTATTATGGTGTTGTTTTTTGTTTTCTTTTGTTGTGTTTTCCTATAGGTTTGTGTTTTTTTTTTTTCCAGCGGAAGAGGGCATACGAGTTTTCTGCCTGTCTCGTGGGCTGGGAGGTGTGTATAAGAGTAAGGCACCGCTCTATCCGTTGGAGTTTTTCCAAGGGCAGTTCTGACGAAGTGACCCCGGCGTGACGCGGTCTGATGCTCGGTTGCCGGACGAGTGGTTCGCCGCCTAGGAGGCCGCAATGACGACGAAGCTGCGTGCCGTCGCCGAGGGTGAGCGGCGGATCACTGCGAAGCAGGCGAAGACGATCCTGGCGGCGGCCGATACGGGCACCCGGCGGGATCTGTTGGTGGCGACCCGGAAGCGGTTGGCGACGGCGTGCGACGACGTGAACACCCCGGCACGTGATCTGGCGGCGTTGACGCGCCGGCTGCTCGAGGTGTCGAAGGAGATCGAGGCGATCGACGCCCGGGAACGCGAGGAGGCCGATGGCTCGGCGACAACCCCCGACGAAGCCTGGACGGCTGTCTGAGACTGCCCGTCATGTCGTCGAGCCGGCGGGGATCGTCTCCACTGGTTGGCCGTCGGTTCGGGATACGTGCGCCAAGCTCGGCGTGGAGTTCGATCCGTGGCAGGTTGACGCCACCCGCCTGATTCTCGCGAAGGGCGCTGATGGGGTGTTCGCCACGTCGGTCGGCGGTGTTGTGCTGTCGATCCCGCGCCAGGTCGGTAAGACGTTCATGGTTGGCGCCGTCGTGTTCGCTCTGTGTTTGCTCTATCCGGGGTTGACGGTGATCTGGACGGCGCACCGCGCCCGGACGGCGGGTGAGACGTTCACTGCCATGCAGGCGTTCGCGAGGCGGCACAAGGTGAAGCCGCATGTCTCGAAGATCGTGCTCGGTTCGGGTGAGGAGGCGGTCGAGTTCGCCAACGGTTCGCGTGTGCTGTTCGGTGCCCGTGAGCGTGGGTTCGGGCTGGGGTTCGCCAAGGTGGGCGTCCTGGTGATGGACGAGGCGCAGCGGTTGACGGACACGGCGATCGACGACATGGTCCCGACGACCAACCAGGCCGAGGCGCCGTTCCCGTTGCTGCTGTTCATGGGGACGCCGCCACGCCCGAACGATCCCGGCGAGGTGTTCCAACGGAAGCGGATGGAGTGCCTGGCGGGTGAGTCAGACGACACGGTCTACATCGAGTTCTCGGCCGACCAGGACGCCGACCCGCTCGATCGGGAGCAGTGGGCGAAGGCCAACCCGAGCTTCCCGCTGAGGACGCCGGCGCGGTCGATGCTCCGCATGAAGAAGAACCTGACCGACGACTCGTTCATGCGGGAGGCGTTGGGGATCTGGAACCCGGAGAACGCCAATCGTGTGATCGACGCTCAGGCCTGGGCGCGGGTGGCTGATCCGGCGTCGATGGCGGTGGAGCGGTTGGCGTTGGGTGTGGACGTGTCGCCGGATCGTGGGAAGGCGTCGGTGGCGTTGGCCGGTGAACGGTTCGACGGGTTGTGGCATGTCGAGCTCGATGAGCAGGGTGACGGCACGGATTGGGTGGTGCCGTTGGTGGCGAATCTGTGCGAGAAGAACACGATTCGGGCGGTGGTGGTGGACGCCCTGTCGCCGGCGGCGGCGCTGCTCGAGGAGTTCGCTCGGGCGAAGGTGAAGGTGACGGTCACGTCTAGCGGTGATCTGGCGAATGCGTGCGGCCAGTTCTATGACGCGGTGATGGGCCGGGTCGATGATGATGGGGTGTCGGCGGCGCGGTTGCGGCATCGGGATCAGCCGCAGTTGAATGCGGCGTTGGGGTCGGCGGGGAAGCGTCCGTTGGGTGATCGGTGGGCGTGGAATCGTCGGGTGGCGTCGGCGGATATCACGCCGGTGGTGGCGGCGACGCTCGCTCTGTGGGGGTCGCAGGCGAAGACGGTGAAGCGGCCGGGTGCCGGTAGCGGTCGCCGTCAGTCGGCTGGCAGAAAGGCCGTAGTGCTCTAGTGAATGAGTCGATCATCGTCCCTGGCCTGTCCGAGGATGAGAACGTGACCGTGAACGTGTTGGTCGCCCAGTTGGCGGCACGCCAGAAGCGCAACCTGCTGCGGGCGTCGTACTACGACGGGAAGCGGGCACTGCGTCAGCTCGGCTCGATCGTGCCCGAGCGGTACAACCGGCTCGGCATCGTGCTCGGCTGGTCGGCGAAGGCGGTCGACATCTTGGCGCGCCGGTGCAACCTCGACGGGTTCGTGTGGCCTGACGGCACGCTGGATGATGTCGGCTTCCGTGAGGTCGCCGAGGGCAACAACCTGTCGGCGGAGGCGTCGTCGGCGATGGTGTCATCGTTGATTCATGGCGTGGCGTTCCTCATCAACACGCAAGGCGACGAGTTGGCCGGCGAGGTCCGGTCGCTGATTCATGTGAAGGACGCGACGTACGCGACGGGTGAGTGGAACGCTCGCCGTCGCCGACTGGACAACCTGCTGTCAGTAACCGCCGTTGACGATCAGGGCAAGCTGGCCGGGTTCGTGCTGTATCTGGACGGCGAGACGATCACCGCCGAGCTCGACGAGAGCCGCAAGTGGCAGATCGACCGTTCGGAACATCCGTGGGGCGTTCCGGTGGAGGCGCTGGTGTATCGGCCGCGTGCCGGGAAGCCGTTGGGGTCGTCACGGATCTCGCGCGCGGTGATGTCGCTGCACGATCAGGCCCTGCGGACCGTGATCCGCATGGAAGGCCACATGGACGTTTATTCGTTCCCAGAGATGTGGCTTCTTGGCGCCGATGAGTCGATCTTCAAGAACCCGGACGGGACACAGAAGGCGGCGTGGCAGATCATGTTGGGGCGCATCAAGGCGATCCCCGACGACCCGGACGTGGAGGGCGCGTTGGCTCGGGCTGACGTGAAGCAGTTCCAGGCGTCAGACCCGTCGCCGCACATCACGGCGTTGAAGCAGCAAGCGCAGTTGTTCTCTGGTGAGACGTCGATCCCCCTGTCCTCGCTCGGCGTGTCCGACATGAGCAACCCGACGTCGGCGGACTCGTACATCGCGTCCCGCGAGGATCTGATCGCCGAGGCCGAGGGGGCGACGGACGATTGGACGCCGGCGTTCCGGCGTTCCATTGTCCGAGGACTGGCTATCCAGAACTCCTTGGAGTCCGTGCCCGACGCATGGAAGTCGATCGCCCCCAAGTGGCGGTCGCCGATCTACCTCTCTCGGGCGGCGGCGGCCGACGCGGGTGGGAAGCAGTTGGCGGCGGTGCCGTGGCTGGCCGACACCGAGGTCGGGCTCGAGCTGCTCGGACTGGATGAGCAACAGATCAGGCGAGCCATGGCCGACAAGCGGCGGGCGGCCGGCCGGAACGTGATCGCCGCGCTCGCTGCCCGTCAACCGGTGCCGGTCGATGCCGACGCCGGATGAGGCCCGCCGCGGGCTGAGCGCCATTTCCCGAGAAGCGGTCAGGATCTCGGTTGACCTGATCACCCTCCCAACCGACGATCTGCTCGTCGCCGTCCCAGAGGTCGTCGCCTACTACTCCGACGGCTCCGCAGCCCTGGCCGCCGACCACTACGACGATCTACGTGAGATCGCCAACCCGCCCCGCCGCTACGTCGCCGAACCGGTCGTCAACTTCCGCGAGGAGAAGCTGCGCCGCGGCCTGATCTGGGCGCAAGAGCCGCTGTTCATCGCCGAGCCGGCGCTCGAGCTCGCCACCGAACGGATGGCCGAAGTCGTCACCCTCGAAACGGCCCGTCCGTTCCGCGACACGATCCTGACGAATCAGCAGCGTGACCCGTCGGCGGTCGGCTGGCGCCGGCACACGTCCGGTGACGCTTGCCGCCTGTGCAGGATGCTCGCCGATCGAGGCGCGGTCTACAAGCAGTCGACGGCCAGGTTCGCAGCACACGGACATTGCCTGTGCTCGTGTTCGCCGGTCTTCGACGGCGAGGACGGTGAGGAAGCGTCGGTCATGCAGTACGTGGCGTCGTCAAGGACGCGGCGGTCACCAGCGCAACAGCAGAAGCTCCGCGAATATCTACGGTCCAACTACGGCGGCTGACGAGGGGGCATCGAAGTGATCGACTCGCCCTGCCTCCACTGGGGCGGAACCATCGACCCCAAAGGCTACGGCCGGCGCAAGGTGGGTGGCGTCCCGAAGCTGGCCCACCGCTTGGCCTACGAGGCGGCTGTTGGCCCGGTCCCAAGCGGCATGGTCGTCGATCACCTCTGCCACAACGCCGATACGTCATGCGATGGCGGCGCCTCTTGCCTTCATCGCCGCTGCGTCAACCCCGACCACCTCGAAGCTGTCACGGTCGCCGAGAACAACCGGCGCGGTCGGGTGAACGCCTGCAAGTCGCATTGCAAGCACGGCCACCCGTTCGACGAATCCAACACCTACATAACCGGCCGCGGCTCTCGCGAGTGCCGGTCATGCAACGCCACGCGGGCACACGCCCGTTACTGGGCCGCTGCCTAGCAGCCGCTCAGTTTCTCCGGGGAACCGCAACGGTCACCCCCAGACCCGAAACGGGAGAAGCCATGCCAGGAACTGACGCGCCCGCAACGGACACGCCGACCACCGAGCCGCCTACGGCAACCGAACCGAAGCCCACCGAGACGGTGGAGTTCTGGAAGGCGCAGGCCCGCGAGAACGAGAAGCGCGCCAAGGCCAACGCCGACGCCGCCAGCCGACTCGCAGCCCTCGAGGAGTCGCAGAAGACCGAAGCGCAGAAGCTCGCCGACGCCAAGGCCGCCGCCGAGAAGGACGCGGCCGACGCACGGGTAGAGGCGTTGCGGTGGCGGGTTGCCGCCAAGCACGGGATCTCTGACGAGGACGCCGAGCTGTTCCTGACCGGCACTGACGAGGTGACGTTGACGAAGCAGGCCGAACGCCTGTCAGCCCGCGTCGCCGACACGAAGAAGAACGGCAACCGCGCCCCCAGCGAGGGCCGGACGCCTCCCACCCCCGGCGCCGATCCGGTTCGCGAGTACGCCCGCAACCTGTTCAGCACCGCCCTCGACTCCTAAGGAGACATCATGGCGACTCTCGCCACTTCCAGCCTGGCAATCCCCAACCAACTGCTCGATCCGTGGCTGCGAACGGTCAGCAACGGATCGGCTGTCGCCGCCCTGTCGGCGCAGACGCCGATGAAGTTCGGCGGCACCGGCCAGTCGATGACGTTCAGCATCGGCGAGGCCGAGTACGTCGGTGAAGGCGCCCAGAAGGGCGCGTCGACCGTCACCCCGACCACGATCACGGTGACGCCGAAGAAGTTCCACAAGACCCTCCGGTTCAACGAGGAAGTCCTGTGGTACGACGAGGACCAGCAGGTCGGCCTCTTGTCCGACATTCTCGACGAGATCGCGCCGGCCCTGGCCCGCGCCCTCGACTTCGGTGTGTTCCACGAGATCAACCCGACCGGTGGTGCCGTGGTCGCTGCGATGAACGGCGGTCTCACCGACACCACGAACCTCGTCGAGTACGCCGCGGCCGACAAGCCCTACGTGTCGCTCGACGCCGCCGACGCTCTCGTCCTGGCCGACGGGTTCACTCCTCGGGACATCGCCGCCTCCCCGGCGTATGCCGCGAAGTTCTCGGCGCTGCGCGGGACCAACAGCGAGCAGAAGCTGTACCCCAACTTCACGCTTGCCACGTCCCCCGTGTCCGAGCTCGACGGTCACCGCGCCTCCGTGTCGAACACGGTCAGCGCGACCGGCGTCATCGCGGTCGACACGAAGGTGCTGGCGTTCGTCGGTGACTTCTCGGCGATCCGATGGGGCGTCCAGAAGCAGATCAACCAGGAGATCATCCGTTACGGCGACCCCGACGGCGGCGGCGACCTCAAGCGGCAGAACCAGGTCGCGATCCGCTCCGAGGTCGTCTACGGCTGGGGGATCGCCAACCTGAACGCCTTCGCCAAGATCCACGACCTCGTCTGATCCTGACGGGATCGGCACAGAAAGGAACCAGTGATGGCAGCGAAGCAGGAAGTGAAGACGGTCCGTCTCCGCAACATCAACTCGGGGGCGGTCGTGTCCGTCGCCGAGGAGAAGGTTGCCCGGATGGGCAGCGAGTGGACGACCGAGTCCACCCGCAAGTCGACGGCCAAGGCCGACGACAAGTAGCAGGGAGGTGCCGCGGTCATGACAGTGACCCCAGACATGATCTCGGTCGCGCTTGGCCGCGGCACCACTGTTACCGACGCCGAGGATGCCCAGTGGCAGATGTGGATCGACGATGCCGTCATGCTGATCGAGGCCCGCGCCGAGGCGTTGGAGATCACCGATCCACTCGACCAAGCGAAGCTCGACTACGTCGTGCGGGAAGCGGTCGTCGCTCACGTCCGCAAGCCGGACGAAGCCACCCAGGTCACGGTGTCGGTGAACGATGCGTCAACGTCGCGGACCTACCAGCGGTCCGGTGGCCGGATCGCGATCCGCGACGAATGGTGGACGTTGCTCGGGCTCACGTCGGCATCGTCCGGCGTCTTTGCTGTGGATACGGCGATGAACGTCGGGGTTCACGCTGGCATATGCGCCCTCAACTTCGGTGGGCTCTACTGCTCATGCGGGGCCGACCTGACGAACTACGCCTATCCGCTGTGGGAAGTTGACTACTGATGCTCGGCGACGCGATTGCGTGGGCGCTGCCCGATCTCCGGGCGAACGCCGAGTCGACGATGACCGCGACGGCGACCGTCACCCGTTCCGGCGGGCTGGTGTTCAACCCGGCCACCGGACTGTCCGAGGAGACGTTCACGACGATCGTGGCCGATTCCCCGGCTCGGCTGCGTCAGCCCACCGCGGTGGAAGCGACCGTTGCGTTCGGTGAGCAGGACGTGACACGGGTCCGGTTCATCGTCGACTTCCCGTGGACGGTGACCGACGTCGAGATCGACGACGTTGTCACGTTCACCGATTCGGACGACCCGGAGATGATCGGCGCGACGGTGAAGGTCGTCGGGTTGTCGATGCGGAACCATCAGGTGACCCGTTCCTACGGTTGTGAGCTGGTCGCATGAGCGTTCACGGCTCGATGGTGTTCGCCAAGTGGGTGCAGTCGACGTTGACCGGCGCGGGGATCACCGCCGGGCTCGGCGTGAAGCCCGGCTCGGTGCCGGCCCTGTCTCTTCTACCCATCTGATGCTGCCGACGCACTACTACGTGTAGACCTCGGTGGTTGCCCATCCAATGTCCGCAACGTAAACTTACTGGCCAACATCCATCCAACGCTCCATACCAAACACAACCCACAACATCACGACAGCATCCAATCCACATCACCCCATCCCCCCCA